AGCGCACCGCCAGTATGGCAGGACGTACCGGCCCTGATGGAGGAGTATTTCGACGATCTGCCGGACATGGACAGCTGGACTGCGCACAACGAGTTTGAGATGATACACCCATTTCAGGACTTGAACGGGCGCACGGGGCGCTTGATATGGCTGAACAAGGCCATACAAGAGGGGTATAAGCTTCAATTACCTTTCCTGCAGCTGTATTACTACCAAACCCTGTCCCAGTACAAAGAGGAGAACGATAATGACGAGTTATAAAGATCAATTGGCAAAGACCACAAAAGTAGTAGACAAACAAATGGTTGATGAAATGTTTAAACGGGACATTGAAGTCGTAGAACGTATGGATAATTTAGAGTTGGTTGAAATAAAAGGATTAGTAAACGGTAAGCCAACATATGCTTCTACATTCGTTTTCCGAAAAAAAGCTTGACGCACACTTGATTTTGCGTGTATACTTAGAGTATGGCTAAGTCTATCCGGGACACGTATGTACAGTATAGGACAAACCCGGACAACGACGACCACTCTTTAGCTCATTTCTCGACGCTATATGGGTTTCGTCTGTCCGATGTGAAGGAGACTTTACTCGGTGATTTTGATTTAGACAAAGACATCCTAGAATCTAGACGACGTAAGTACTCGGTCAGGATGAAAAAAATTGATGACGCACTTTTTAAATCCGCAGAGGGTGGTGACACTCGCGCTGCGGATTTGCTATATAGACGCTTTGACGGCTGGGACCCAAAAGTTATTGAACAGACCAACACTTTTTACAACTTTACGGACATCGTGAAGGAGCTGCGAGACCATGAGCAAGCAAATAAGCCCAGAGGACGCCGCATACCTGATTAAGAAGTCTTACGATGATCCTGTGTTCTTTGCACAAGAGATTCTTGGAGTTCATCTGTGGGAAAAGCAAATACAGATTATAGAATCCATACGTGATAACGCAAACACCTGCGTGGCATCAGGACATGGTGTCGGCAAAACATTCATATCAGCAGTCGCCACCCTATGGTTTCTTTGCACACACGACCAGTCTCGCGTCATTACGACCGCTCCTACGAACAGACAGGTAGAAAGCATCTTATGGGCAGAGATTTGGAGCTTATACAAGCGCTCACGTGTACCTTTAGGCGGCAAGTTGTTAAAGACTTCGCTCAGCATAGAGGAAAAATGGTTTGCAATGGGATTGTCTACGGACGATCCTGACAGATTTCAGGGACATCACGCTTTACACATGCTTCTCATAATGGATGAAGCGCCCGGCGTTGACCCGAAGATATATGAAGCCGCACAAGGCATACTGACACAAGCCAGCTCGAAAAGCCTTTTAATTGGTAATCCTACAAGCCCGAGCGGCCCGTTCTTTGACGCATTTCATAACAAATTGTGGAACAGCTTCCATATAAGTTGCTACGATTCTCCAGCAATACGTGATCCGGAAGGGTATCCTGCACTCACAACTCAGAAGTGGATTGATGAACGTAAAGAGGAATGGGGAGAAGCCTCTCCAATGTTCATATCCCGTGTACTGGGCGAATTTCCCCTAGAGGGTGAGGACACCCTTATTCCGTTAAATTGGTGTCACAGGGCCGTAACGCGATGGGAGAAGAGTAAAGAGACGTGTAAGGTAAGCGATCACGTGTATTTAGGCTTGGATGTAGCGAGATACGGTACAAATAAGACGGTTATTACCAATTTTGTACCAAATCGTTTAATGTATCAGAAAAGCATACAGAATAAATCCACAACAGAAGCCACGCAGCTTACTATTAAAGAAGGAGTCTCGGCCGGAGCTAAACTAATGCAGGTGACGACCGACGATACAGGTGTCGGTGGAGGCGTAACAGACAGGTTACGTGAGCTGGGATATCCCGTATTGGCTGTTAACTTCAGCCAAAAACCGACTGATCCACGACATTTTCGAGGAATACGTGATGAGATGTACTGGCATCTCCGGGAATTGTTCAGAAGCGATGAGATCGCGATACCGAATTTAGATAGTTTGATAAACCAGCTTAGCAGTATTAAGTATAAGATTAACTCCCGGACTGGTAAGATTGAGATAGAAGCTAAGGATGATATGAAGAAACGGGGCTTAAACTCTCCAGATGAAGCAGACAGTGCGGTTATTGCGGTATGGGGAGCCAAACGGATGAAAGCATCCGGGCAGTTCAGAATGAGGGCGCAAGGTAGGAGTTCAAATTATCATGACATGGCCTACTATTGAGCAATGGATCGGGATAGGATTGTTAGGAAGTTTGTTTATAATTTTGCGCGTAACAAAGGATAGTAAAAACTATGGCAAACAGAGATATAAAAAATGATAGGTTGGACGAAGAGGTAGAACAACCTCAGAATCTCGTCGAACAAAATCCTTTATTGCTCACCCTTACTCCAGATCAGCAAGAGGAGCTGGTGCAGATTATTATGGAAGATTACCGTAATGCACTCGAAGCACGCCAGCAAACCAGCTGGGGCACAGATACAGACGGTAAAGGAGTTGATTTTGACACGAAGTACGCGTCACTTGTTGATCTTTATGAAGGCGCTGATGTAGTACGTCCGGAGAACTGGATGTGCGGACGATCATTAAAGATAGCACAATCAATCGTAGAAATGTTAGTAGCACGACTTTTCCCTGCAATATGGAATGAAGATTCAATCCGATGGAAACCAGTAGAATTCACAGATAAAAAACGAACTAAAGATGTTAATGCCATTATGAGATGGGTCTTTGTAAATTGGATGAAAATACGACGAGATATGCTAGCATTAACACGAGGGTGTATTAGTCTTGGAACTATTTTTACAGAACCATACTGGTACGTTAAGAAAAGAGATTTAGGAGAAACGAAACAACAAGAAGTTGTCGACGAGAACGGGCAGCCACAAATTGATCCGATGAGTGGTGAACCTATGACTATTGAAGCGCGTATGCTAAGTGTCGATGAGAAACCAGCCGTAAAAAATATTCCCCTTACAAAAATTTTAACACAACCCGGATGTACAGACATTCAAAAAGAACCTATTATTAAATTAGAAGATTATTATTATCACGAGTTAGAGCAAGAGCAACGAGAGGGAATAGTAGTAAACGTAGACGACAAATTAAAAGAAGCCGTTGATAAAACACTTATTACTAAGTTCGGTGCAGAATTAGATAAGGCTGAAAAGATTGCGTCCCTTACTGCAAAGAGACGTAATACTCTCGTCGAGGGTATGGTGTGGTATGGTCCTTATGACGCGAATGGAGACGGATTCCCTGAAGAAATCGCAGTGCGAGTTGCAATCAAGGATGAGATTTATTTACAAGGATTTCCTGTATCAGCAATTTCTCGTCGAGGAAAACGTCCTATTGTACAAACGAATTTTATTAACCGAATGTTTAAGTTACTGGGTATCGGAGTTCTAGAGCAAGTGAAGCCTTTGGCCGAGGAAATAGACGCTTGTTTTAGACAACTTCAAGACGCAAATACTTTAGGCATTATGAAGTGGGGTTTCTATGACCCTAATAGTGACTATAATCCTGAGGAGCATGTTGCTAAACCTAGGGCTATGTACCCAGTAACGAATCCATCGCAAAATGTTTACTTTCCAGATATGAACGTGCCTATAGAGCGGTTGATCATGGCCATTCGACTGGTACTGGAATTTACTGAAAGACTAACAGCAGCGTCGAGCTATGTAATGGGAAAAGAGTCTGAGATCGTTGGAGGCTCTGGCACAGCTACACGGACAAGCGCAATCATGAACTCCGCTGATGCACGCTTTAATCTTCCGGGAATGAATATACGTGACGGTGTATCAGATGTCTTAACGCACGTGTTTGATCTGTGTTTCCTTAAAATGCCGGAAGGGTTAGAGAAGCGTATATTAGTGGAAGACAACGAACCAGTGTTTGAAACAAATGAAGATATTCAAGCAGCTTTTATGACAGAGATGGACAGCTACCTCGAACCTAACGCAGCGTTTGGTGATGTAAATACTATGCGTGAATTGGCTACAGTTTTATACGATAAATTTGTTATGGGGGGAAATCCCTTAGTTGTTGGATCAATAGACAGATTGTATCACGCAACAGCTAACGTGTTCCAAGCATACGGCGAGAATCCAAAAGAATGGATCGGGCCGCCACCTGTAACAAAAGAAACACAAGACCCAGTTGAAGAACAGACTATAATCAGAGAAGGAAGGGTAATTTCTCCTGACCCCCAAGAGAATCACTTAGAGCATCTTATGGTTCATAGTCAGGCATTGGAAAATCCTGAGATTATTACATGGCCAAAGGAAGCAGTACAAATCTTGCAACAGCATATTCAAGAGCACATGAAAATGATGCAGCTTTTGATGCAGTTCCAAGGAAAAGGTAAAACGGGAGGAACGGAGAATGGAAACACCGGAGGAGAAGCAGGTCCACAAGCTGGCCCTGCGGCAACTGGAGGAGAACAAGGTCTTCAAGGAAGTGCTAATCCAGCTCAGGGAACGGCTGAAAACCAAACGCAAGGCACAACGCTTGGCACTCCAGCAGTGCAGTAACGGCCCAGCATTAGTATTAGAAGGGGAGCAGTTAGGCATAGAAACAGCATTAGGTTTATTTGAGCTCAAATTCGCGGAAAAACCGCAGAGTCCCACGATCAAATATTAACACGTGGAGGAAGTATGAAATACGACAAAGACGGAAATCCCATCGAGGACCCAAATGACGATCCTATCGTTGAGGATGAGGAGCAGGAAGAGGAAGAGGAAATAGAAGTTGATTTAGAAGAAGGTGACGATAAAACAGCACGGGAAGAGAAGGATAGGAATAAAGCGTTTGCATCAATGCGCGTTGAAAACAAAGAGTTGAAAGATTCTCTTAGTACGCTTAACACGCAGATCGCTGAGTTACAACAAGAGGCAAAAGTATCAACTCCAGAAGTAAAGACGCCTGATGGGATGCCTACGACAGATGAAGAATGGGATAAGCTGGCGCAGTCAGATTGGAAGAAAGCAGTTGATCTCCGAAGTATTCAGAATGCGCAGAATATAATAAAGCAGCAACAAAGCGCAACAAAATCAGAGAACACATTAACTCAAACAAAGCAGAAAGTTCTTGCTATTCATCCTGAGTTGAATGACAACGCTAGTGAAAAAGCAAAAATTTACATAAATATTTTAGAGACAAACCCTGATTATTTGACACAGCCGAAAGGCCCTTTATATGCTATGAGAGATATGGAGGATTATATGGAGAATACATTAGGGTATAAACGAAGTGATATTCGGTCCGCTGAGAAAGCAGGTGCTCAGCGAGAAGCTAGTAGGCAAAATAGGATTGTACTTAACAAAGGTGTAGGGCGTACAGGACCAGCGACCGGAGGTAATAAGGTCGTACTCAGTAAGGATGAGATGGAGTTCTGTAAGTTCCAAGGGATTGATCCCAAGGAATACGCTAAGAATAGACAAAAGTTAAGTAAATCCAAAACGAAAGACGAGGTGTCTGTATGAGCGCTACTAAGGAAACCAAAAAAGATATAGTCCAAGAAGAGAAGCCAGAGGCTACGGCAGCCCCGGCTAAAGCGCCTAGTTTGTCGAAAGAAGAAACGCATATATCTGAGCTGGTAAAAGAACAGCCAAAGACAAATGCTGAATTTTCGGCAAAATCGTTAGGACGTTTTAATCTCCTTGAGTTGCCAGAAGAGTGCAAGCCACTGCACGGTAAAAAGTTTAGATTCAGATGGTTGAACAAACAAAATATCGAAGCAAGGCTTAATAGCAGTATATGGGTGTTATGCACTCGAAGTAATTCCTCATATATTAAACCTCATCGGTTTAAGGACCATGGTGCAATCGAACAGGGCGGAATGCTTTTAGCATTTACTACTGAAGCGTTGGGAAAAGAGCGCGAAGAAGCGCCTGCCAAAAGAAGTGCTGCTCTTGTAAAGCATTACACTGAGGACTTACCTAGTGATGAGCGACGCGGATTCTATCAACCGAAAGATTCGGGTGAGGAAGACGACGAAGGTTTAACTGAAGGTAAAGACTTTTAAAAAGGAGAAATAAAAATGGCTAACATAGACAGACCTAAAGGTTTGGAATGTGCTGGTCCTATTCTTCGAAGAACTGAATATAAATGTGTTGCTGGTTATGCACAGGATTTATTTATTGGTGATCCTATCGTAGCTATTGCTACAGGCCGTGACATTAATATAGCTACGAACGGAACTGGTAATGAAGTTCTGGGAGTTATTCTTGCTATTGCGGACAGCAATAAAGTTCCTTTGTCTTATTGGGACAGCGGGCATTCTGGTGAAGGATACTTTATTGTATCTGATCATCCAGAGCAGATATATTCAATTCAAGGAGATGGGGACACTTCTTATTTAGACGAAGACGACTGTGATGGTAACGTTAATTTAGTTACTGGGACAGGAAGCACAGTCTATTATAGAAGTGGGTGGGAAATTAACGAATCAGATACTGGTGGAGCAACTGCCGGTGATCAGCTTCGTTTAATCCGACCGGTTGACCGTCCGGATAATACGGTAGGGATAGCTAACTGTGATTGGTTAGTTAGAATTAATAATGGACAATCCGCAGCCGGAATCGTCGGTGTAGGCGTATAAAGGAGATAACCCATGAATAGATCATTATTTAGCAAAGCGATCGTTCCCGGATTGTTCTCTTTTATGACCAGTTCTTTTAAGGAGAGACAACCGTTTTATTCTACGATCTCTACGATCAAGAACTCTAGGAGAGCTTACGAAGAATCCGCTTATTACGCAGGACTTGGCCTCTTAGCCGAGAAACCTGAAGGTGAAGGAATCACATATGATGATTTCATCCAAGGTCCAACTAAGAGATGGGTGCATAAGACTTATGCACTAGGATGTCGTATCACTGAGGAAATGATCGAGGATAGTCTTTATCCTGACATTCCTACAGAGATGGGCGATATGACAAAAGAATTAGGCCGAAGTTCTCGTGAAACCATTGAAGTTTTGGTCCACGATTTATATAACGGTACAACCAAAACAGCTGGTGACGGACTTGCTATTTTTAGCAACGCTCATACCAAGCTCGGCGGTGGTACTTGGTCCAACTTGTTAACTCCTGCAGCTGACTTAGCTTCTGCATCATTGAAGCAGGCACTGTTGAACATTGAGGCAACAACAGATGACCGCGGTAAACAGCAAGTTATCAAGCCTAAGACTCTATTGATTCCGGCTGAGCTTGAGTTTACTGCAAAAGAGTTATTGAATTCTACGCATACCCCAGAGGATGCCAACAACTCAATCAACTCTCTCCAAAGCAGAAACTTGACCGTTATCGTCGATCCTTATTTGACCGATGCGTCCGCATGGTTCTTGCTAGCAGAAAGAAATCCATTCACTACCTTCATGCGACGCAAAGTTAAATTTGCGAAGGACGGAGATTTCGAGACAGGAGATGCGAAATTCAAGACGAGCTTCCGAATTTCGTCTGAAGTTAACAACCCCATGGGAGTCTATAAGTCGGCAGGCGCCTAAGGGTTACGAAGCATTGTTTTTTGAAATGGTATAAAGTGTCTTCCGATTTGACAGTACTCGTTTTATATGGTATAATCCTATAAAAAGGAGGAGTTAAAATGGATACTGTTGAATCAGAAGACACTTTATTGGAAACTCGAAAACGTCTCAAACGGGAGCGCAACAAAAAGTATCGGGAAGCGCACCGTGAAAAAGTACTTGCTGCAAAACGTGAGTATGATTCAAGAGACGAGATAAAGGACCGGAAGAAGAAGTACCGTGAGGACAATAAGGAATATCTCTCACAATGGAAGAAAAAGTGGTATCAAAGAAATAAAGAACGTGTTTTAACTAGAGTTAAAAAAAGAGCTGCTGAAACCACAGAACGTCGCAAGGAGTATTTAAAAGAGTACTTCGGACGTCCTGAAGCTAAAAGACTTAAACGACAACAGGGTAATCGGTATCGGCAAATCAATAAGATTCAAATTAAAGCACGGAGAATTGCGTACAAAGAATTTAGAGAAGGGCGAATAGAAAAGACACCGTGTGAAAAGTGTGGTAAAGAAAAGGTAGAGATGCACCATCCTGATTATTCAGAGCCATTGAAAATTAAGTGGTTGTGCAAGCGGTGTCATATGATTGCTGACGGAGTTATTCCGTTAGTTTAACCTTGTCACGGGACGCGCGGAAAGACTCGCGCTTGGTGTAAGCCTGCGTTCAACTCGTAGGGGCAGAAAAGGAGAACAAAAATGAGTTTGACTAATTTCCCTAATGGTATTTTAGCAACACCGAATTTAGGCGGAAGTGATTTCGCTGGAATGTTCGGAACAAAAGTTTGGTTTGTCGACGGAGATAATGGTCTTGATGGAAATTCTGGTTTAAAACCAACTAATGCGCTTGCAACAATTCAAAAAGGAATTGATTTAGCAGGTGCTGGAGACACAATTTATATTGCTGTTTTAGACCCTGATGCAGATGCTTCTGAACCGGGTACTTACGTTGAAGACCTAAGCATTCCTTATGCAAAGCATGGTTTAAAATTAATTGGCGCCACACCTCAGATTGGGGCTTGGGGCGGACCAAAGATTAAGAATGCAACGGCAACAGCGCTGTTAGATGTTAAAGCATCTAACGTGCATATTGCTAATTTGCAGTTTGACTGTACACGTAACAGTGGTACATATGGTATCTTGTTAGATGGTAATACAGGATATACAACTGCTGCTGGTTCTGTTGGTACGGTTATTCAGAATTGTATGATTAAGAATGCCGGGACTACTTATGGTGGTATCAACATCGTTGGTGGTTATGGTTGTGTTATTTCTGATTGTAACTTTTACGCATCAATTAAGGGTGTTTATTTCTCAAGTACCGCATTACCGGGAAATCAGCACACTATTCAAAGATGTAACTTCGTTGATAACAATGGTGCCGCTTTAGCAAGTCATATTGAGTTTGCTGCCGGTACACAGTTTGGTATCGTTATTAAAGATTCTACATTCGGTGAAGCGACAACTTTCATTAACACTGCTGGTAGCGTGAGTGGTTTAATTTCAGCTTGTCATTTCGAAGACCTCGTTGCTACTCTTGCTAACAGCACTGGTAAGATTAAAATAGCGATTGGTGAAGAATTAGCTGTGACAGGTTGTTTTGGTGGTGTTGGCTTAGCCGTCATTCAATCTCAAGCATAGGAGAATAATATGGGCAAAGGAACACCTAGTGATGGCAGAGATGAACCTCAAGTAGAAGTTGTTGAGGAGACTCCAGTAGTTGCTGAAGAAACCCCTGTTGCTGAAGAAGTAACAGAGTAATTAAATAGAGGCTTTCAGGGGGGGCCTTAATCATCCCTGACCATCTATAATGAAAAGCACCATGCAAAAATATAGTTGCGATCGGTGCGGTTTCGATTATAAGAAAAGTCAGTTGAAACGTCAGCGTGGGATGCTTCTTTGTTGTGATTGCAAAGACAACTTAAAGAAGATAAAAGTTCCCAATCCTCGGTGGATGTCTCCGAGAGACGACAGTTTATCTGTCAGCCCTGTTAATAGTCCAACGGTTTATACTATAACCGCGGCCGCAGGAATCAACGCATTACGACAATCCCGTGAGTATACTCACGAAGGTTCTCGTCGAAACTTTCATATGTACGTAGTCAGTGACGGCGGAGCCATAGATATTACTGCAAATCCTCAAATAGTCGCTGGATTACAAGGCGATATTCTCACCCTTCAAGGAACTTCAGATATAAATACAATAGAGATAGATGATGCTGACGGTACGCATCTTTGGAATGATTATTCAATGGTTTTAGGGGATGGTGATTCTATAACATTTGTTTACAACGCGTCTTTTGATGAAGCATCAGCTGAAGGTGAGTGGGGTATTTCTGATTGGGGCTCTACCGGATATGGATGGGGCGGTTGGACAAGCGGATGGGTTGAGACATCAAGAAATAAGGGAGGAATAGAATGGGTATAAATACCACCAACTATAGTATTTATAAGCCTGCCGTCGGCGAGACTGGTTGGGGGGCAAATGTAAATGCTGGGTTTGATATTATAGATGGACAGATGAAGATTAATGCTGATGCTGTCTCTTTGAACACGACACATAGAACCAGTGATGGTTCTGACCATACATTTTTAGACCAGAGCGTCGTCTCTGGAGCAGAGCCAACATTTACAGGTACGAATATTACCGGAGTACCGGCGGTTTCTATCCTAGCAGGAGTGCTCGGTGTTACTGGAACTAGAATGACGAAAGGTTGGTTCACAGATTTAGAATGTACAAACGCTATGGTAGGTGACATTACAGGCAACGCCGCTACAGTTACGACCAATGCTAATCTTACTGGGGTGGTAACATCAGTAGGTAACGCAACAGCTATTGCCGACAAAGCCTTAGCTGTCGCAAAACTCGCCGATGGCACAGACGGCGAACTGATTACTTGGGATGCTGCTGGTGTCATTGCCGCTGTACCTGTTGGAACATCGACACACGTTCTTACTTCTAATGGAGTAGGGGCAGCGCCATCTTTTCAGGTAATCCCAACACAAACACCAACTGATATTACAGTAGCAGACGAAACCACAGATACTACATGCTTTCCTATGTTTGTTACTGCGGCAACTGGCGACTTGGGGCCTAAAACAGCCGCTAGTCTCGCATTTAATTCCAATACAGGTATGCTTACTGCCACTGGGCTTACGGGTCCTTTAACAGGTAATGCTGACACTGTAACAACAAACGCTAATCTTACTGGGGTGGTCACATCAGTTGGAAATGCTACAGCTATCGCTAACAAAGCACTGGCTGTCGCTAAACTCGCTGATGGTACCGACGGAGAACTGATTACGTGGGATGCAGCAGGTGTTATTGCTACAGTTGCTGTTGGGACAGCTACGCATGTGCTTACTTCAAATGGAGTAGGCGTAGCCCCCACGTTTCAAGCAGCTGGTGCCGGGACTGATGTAAATGTGTCAATTGACGCAGGAGCTACAGCAGGATATCTTGGGGCAGCGGCAGGTGACGGAGTATTAAGAACGTCTTCTCCATTTAGTTATACAGATGGCGGAGATTTTGTAAC